GTCCGGGATTGGTCGTTTCAACTCTATCTGCAAGACCACGAACATCGCCTGTCCTTGCTGAGTTGCGACCAGTGTCTCTAATATTTACGGCTGCCATAATATTTACCTCTGGTTATTTATTTTTAAAATTTTACTCTAAAAAAAGAAAAGGGAGGCTTTTACACCTCCCAAATCAGTTTAGTCAATACCGTAGAAAGCAGAAACTAAGGCTTCAGGACGTAGTACTTTTCCACCATAAACATGGAGTCCTCGTACGATGTCTCCAAAGCTATCAGGATCTCTGATTACTTCAGTACTTGTTATAGTCTGAGCAGTAGCTGTAGAAGACATGTGACCAGCCAAACATTTACCAGCAGCATTAGATGCAGCAGCAATATTGTTTGATTTGTACATATCAAATCCACGTAGTTTCCCACTTGAGACTAGACCATTTCTAATAGAACCTTGACCTGCGTTGTAATCAACAGACAAAAGTTTAGATGCTGAACTTGCAAGAACTTCGTAGAAGTCAGGCGAGGCTAAGAACCAACGACCTTCTTCAGGAATGTTCTGCTCATCAAGAAGACGAGCCATGTGCGAGAGTACATCAATAGGATCGTGTTCAGATGATCCAAAACCTATGTCAAGATTACCAGTTCCATCAAATGTGCCTGCCGCTAAATCAGTAGCGTTGTCAGAACCAAGGATATGGTTAGGACTTGAAGCAGAAACACCTGCGAACATAGTAGCAATTACACCTTCATCATAAGCATCTCGTAGAGCGTATGCTGCAGATGAACTAGCTACTTCTTTAAAGTTCACATGAGACATTGAAGTTTCAATATCATCAACGATGAATTTAAATGCGTTAGCTGTATCAACTACAAGAGTCAACTCTTGATCTGTTAATTTAGTTGCTGTAACGTCTGCACCACGTTCGTATGTGTACACAGTAATTTCAGGTTCTTTTATTATCTTTACGGAATCTCCGAAAGCGGCAATCTCACCAGCATAATCTGTGTTGGTGATCGCTTCTACAACCGAAGCCTTTCTAAAGAAGTTAAGAACCTTTTTAGAGTAGACTGCGGGAAGAAAAAACGAATTAGTTTGACCACTGACGGAGTTCGCAAAGTTAGCGTTAGTATCAGTACTTGGTTCAAAGAACTGATCTGATTGGTTATAAGCCATTTTACTTCTCCATTATTTTATCAAAATTAAAAGTTAATTGTTATTTAGATACTCTGCCTTCATGAATTGCTCGTCCGATTTCATCTTCGTACTTGTCAAAATCTTGAATAGACATTGCAGCTATTTCCCTTTCGGTCCAAATTTTCTCCTGTTGTGGTTCAACTGTTGTTGTTTTAGTTGAAACCATATCAGCAGCAGATTTATTAGACCTTTGAGTTTTAGGCTTACGAGCTGTATTAGCTATACCCATATCTCGTTTGTATAAATCTAATGCACGACTAGCTAGATCACCATCATTAGCATTCTTATATATCCAATCTTGAATTGATTCCGGCTGAGACTTAGCCCAACTATGGAAGTCATCACTGTTTCTGATATCTTCAAAATCAGGATGGTTCTGTATCAATTTACTGTGTGCTTCTTTAGCAACTAATTCTGTTTCACGTTCTTGTAACCGTGATAATCGTTCTTCTAAAGTTTTAGTTTTTTCAGAACTTTGCATGTGTGCTACAGTTTCAACTACTTCGTAAACATCTGGATATTGTTCTCTAAACTTTTCTAGTTCTTCTGGAGACTTTGGAGCTACATATTGAGGTCTGTTTTCAGCAGCCTCGGCTAGTAATTCTTCTTCTCTAGATTTAAACTCATTCAATTTAGAATCGTAATGTGTTTTTAAATCATCGTATCTTTTTTTGTAATCAGGTTTATTTTTAGTTTCCTTTTTACTTTGCTCTGGTTCTTCTTTTTCAACTTTAACTTCAGGTCTTTCAAAGAATACTCCATCAGCAGATACGAACGGTTTTTCTTTTTGGTTGTGCCATTCTTTATTGGCGTTATAAGGATTTGCTTTTTTTGCTTGTGTTGCCATCTTCTTACTCCTACTAGGGGCTTTCTAAACAAAGTAGCTGCAAATGTCGACAGTGCAGGGTTTGTTTTTGTTAAGGTAGCCTTTCGGTTTATATTGTGATAAAGGGCTTAAAAATTTAAGGTGGCTTTATCGTTATCGCAAGCGTGGATTAACAGACAACATACTTCTTCGTATTTCTTCGTCTGCCAAGTCTTTATCTATAGGTTTACCAAACTGGTCCATCTGAGATTCGTCTTGTATATTTCCACCCATTGCTACTTTTAGTCTATTATCACTAGCTTCTTCTGCAGAGTCCATCATGTTCTGTAAATTATCAGAACCAATTTCATCTGTAGCTTGAGCTGTCATAACAAACTCACCATCCGATAACCTTGCGGGTATCGAATCGGAGACTTCAGAGCCTAAACCTTCAACAGGTCC